TCATATGGTAAGTGACCATTGTGGTGATGATATCTTCACTCCAATCATCGAACACTTTACCATTTTCTTTCCTTATACAATATCCCACAATCTTTTCTACTTCTTTAGGAGTTCCATTTATTTCCAACCATTTTCTTGTGTAATTAGCTAACATACTTAATTGTATCCTAAATCAAAAGACACTCCTGTTACAAGTCTAGGCGCTCTATCTCCAATAGATGTATTAATGTTTGCGCAATTATAATTTACTGTACCTGATGCTCTATAAGCATCATATCCTACAGTTGCTCTTTGATTACCTGTAACATCAGAATGCTCATCAACATTACTAATAGCTAGAGGGGCCATATTGCCGCCAAATGATGACTGAAATGCCACACAAGCAAAACTATTATTCATATCTAAAGTACAAGCTCCATTTGGAGTACCATCGTCAGCCTTACGATCATAAGTATCTGATGCTGATATAAAGCTAGGAACATTATCATATTGTAAAACAAAATACTTATTTATACTTTGATTACCTCCACTTCTAGCACAAGTTACCGAAGATATATCTCCTACCCTAAAAGCACCAATAGTATTAAAAGCACCATCGCTAGAGTAATTAGTGCTTTTTATTCTACTGTAAGAGTAAGGTATATCTGCACTTGTACTGGTATTTGCACAAGTAATATTCATAGTACCACTTCTTGATGCAGAACCACCAGCAGAAGCTATAACAACAATATTTGTGTTAGCACTTAATTCTGCTGTATCTAAAGTAAAGGCTTTACCACTATCCATTGCACCATCATCTTCTTGAGAACCTATTTTAGTTAACTTTGGATTACCTGTTGAATAATAGTCTGTTAATTTATTAGTACCAGAAGCAGGTATGTTTCCATTAATATTTGTGTCCTCTACATTAGCCCCACCTCTATAGTATTCAGATAATTTATGAGAACCACTACCACCGAACTGTGTAGCAATCTCACTTAACTTAATTCTTCCACTAGCTTGTAATGGCATGGCTATTTAACCTTAGCTTCAAGCTCTTGCACCTTAGCACTAAGCTCTTTAATTGATTCTATTAGTAATGGTACAATCTTAGTGTACTCAACTTTTAAATATCCTTCCTCAGTTTCTTTTACTGCACTTGGTATAATCTCTTGTACTTCTTGTGCAATAACACCGACATCGCTACCAGAATACTTTGACTTATCATTCCAATCAAATGTATTACCACTAAGTTTTTTCACCTTAGATGTAGCATCTTGAATAGGAGCTATATTATCCTTTAATCTTTTATCAGAAGATAGTGATGCTACAACATCTCCATCAGCTGATATATCGCCTGTAGCATAAATATCATCAGTAACTTTACAACCAGCTTGGTTATCTGTACCAGCTGCATTTTTAGCCACATCTTGACCTACCTCTAATCTTAGAGTGCTATTAGTACTAAGTTTAATTTCTGCTCCATCTTCATTAGCGAAAAGATTTAAATTACCAAATTCGCTATTGCCTGTTATATATGGAGCATCTACACTATAATCAGTATCATTAAATTTAATATAAGGAGTAGCACTTTCAAGTATTAGATGGCTTTTATTTGTAGTAGCCCTTATAGCTCCATTTACATATACATCTCCAGTTACTTCGAGACTTCCAGTAACTTGAGCGCCAGAAACATCAGCACCACTTGCATCTTTTCCGACATCATCTGATATAGCAAAGATATTATTTCCTTGGTGTCGAAGTAAAACAACATCATTAGCATCAATAAAAATATCTGAACCAGTATGAACTGTTTTCATTTCTAAACTACCAATTGAAGAGTTTCCAGTTATATATGGGGATGTGGTACTTACATCGGTATCAGTAAAAGTAATATTGGGTTGATTACCTGTTAGTAAAAGATGGTCAGCTACAACTTGGTCATCAGCATACACATCACCAGTAACATATAAACCACCTGTTACTTTTGCTCCTGCAGTATCATTACCATTTTCGTCTTTACCAGCATCGGCAGCTACACGAAATCCTTCTGTTCCATTATGCTTTAACATAAGATTATCGTCAGCATCAATAGTAATATCTGCACCACTTCTTGTTGCTAGTATACTTAAACTACCATCTACTGAGTTTCCATTTACCTCTGGTGAGTCTCCACTATTACCATCATCATCTAATATAAGCCTTGGAGCAGTACCAGTTAAGGTCATAGTAGCAGTATTATCTGCAATAAAGCTAGTTTTAGCTATGGTTATTGCATCATCCTTTATATTATCTGTGTCAATTTTATCTGTAATTAAACCATTACCTGCAGAATTTCCTAATACTGCTTCATTAGCATCTACCTCTATATTGGTAGGTGCTGCGGTAGCTGACCCTATATTACCTATTACAGAGTGACCTATAATATGCTGAATCTTATTAAGAGGAACACCACTTGTAGAGCTACCATCTTTGACTGTTAACTTATTATTAACAACTGTAATTGATTGGTCATCAGTTAATGGAACTTTAGGAACTGCTTGGTTAACTGCATTATTCAAGTCAGTAGCTGTAACCTGCTCTCCTGTTGTGAATGTTTTACCTGTTTGAAATGTATCACTCATTATTCTGCTTTATTTGTTGATCTAAATGTTTGTGCTGCCGATAGCTTGATAGCCCTTATACTTGGCTTACCTTCTTTATTTGTAATTCTAAATTGTCCACCATAGGCTCTTTTATTTCCTATTCTACCACGAATGGCAACATCTTCGCCTGCAGGTAGAGTAACACCACTATTATAACTCTGTAAAGTTCCTAATGGAGTATCGCTATCTATGTTCTCTGTAGGAAAATCTATCTGATAATTTGTAGGACCAAAGAAAGGAGAGTTGGATTGTATTTCAAATGAATTGTATTTCTTTCGGTCAATATCATTGAATGTATACATTCTGGTTTTCATCTCACCATTTATCAATACAGAATTAGGAGTTGTTCCACCGATAGTTGTAATAATTGTATCAAATCCATTCTTAGCATTATTTGAAAACTCAGCTTCGTTACCTGCTATTAGGTGAACACCACCATCATTATTAACTACATAAAGTCCTCTCCTTTCACCCTTACCTGCAATGACTAAATTAGTATACTCAAATATTGGAGAAGTATTTATTTGGTCTATTGATTCCCATGCTTGGGTTAAGAAGTTATAAACCAATAATGCATTATTAGTAACAGCATCATTAGCACCAGGGGAAGAATCAAGTGGTACTGCTAGGTAATATCTATTATCAAAGTAAGCGGCTACTGAGTTGCTCGCCAATCCTCTATTAATTCTATCAATTGTGCTTTGTATTGATTCAGACAATGGGGTCTGTGTACCACGAAGATTGTATTCATCTAAGAACTCTAATGAGTAAACACCATTATCTGATAAGAAGAATACATTTTTACCAACTTGTACAATAGACTTTCTAGCTGTTGCACCAATCTCATCAGTAAGAACTTGAGATGTAGCAGCTATTGGGTTGGTTGTTCCAGATACTCTGTGAATACTATTCTTGTTGAATATTAGGATAGAATCTTCTGTAAAGGATGTAACACCTACAGTAAAGTCTGTACTACCTGCATTAAATCTAAATGATGCATATATTTTATCATATGTATTATTGTCTAATATATCTGATACAATAAGTTCATCATAAACATTTCTAGATGCATTGCTATTATCAGGGTCATACTGATATGGTACTATTAATCTTCGTTGGTGTAGAATACCAAACTCAGGCGCAGGCATATGTATAAATCCTAATCCTTGTGGTAATGGAGTTTGTACAGTAACACTTTTATTTGATTGATTATAATCAACATCAGCAATAAATTTAAAATTCTCATTCTCTAAATCTATAGAGCTTACTTTTACCTTATCGTCAACAGCTAGTCCTGTTAGGTTACTGTGAGTTACTGTAAGCTCTTGACCTACTTTTAACTTAGTTAAGTTAGTATAACTAACACCTCCCATGGTTACAATTTTATTATCAGAAGGTACTGATGCACTAGAAGATGTAACTGATTCAACTTGTGTATAAACACCACTAGGTACTTCTGTAAACTGTGGATACTCTCTTACTGTGCCAGTACCTATTGTAGACTTTTCTGCAACAAATACTGTGTCTTGCTGATTATTAGCAGCACCTATTAAAGTAAAGTCACTAGTTCCTTGTGTTTGAATCTTATATGTTCTTCCTGCAACTATTGCAGTCGCAGCTACATCTGCTGTTGTATCAGCATCAATTTTATTAATAGATAGGTCACACTCTAGTGCAGTCTGCCCACCTTTTCTAAATAGTATAACCTTATTGAATGCCTGCAATATTTCTATCTCTGAACTATTATCTACTCCACTTGCATAAGGTATTGTATATGTTGTTGAACTAATTGACTGACCACTTGTAAATGAACTAGTCTTAACAGCAACTAATTGTGTGTCAGAAGCTAATAATATATAACTTTCATTGTCAGCAGAGTTTGGATCAGAAAATTTACCTGATCCATAAATATTTGTAATAGCATCATCTTCTAAGACAGGATATACTACAGTACATTCTGTATCAGTACCATTAGTAAAACCAGTTCCTGTTACAACCAATGTATCACCTGCTCCTTTTGTATAAATGTGAATACCATTAACACCACCAAGACTACACTCTGAAATATTGATATATCCAGTATTTGGAAAGTCTGCATATGTTGCACTACCACCACCAGAAAAATTACTAATTGTTATAGTAGTAGTGTTAGTTACAGTAATACTTGTGGTTGTGTCTTCTCCTAAATAAAATGGTAATGTTATAG